GGGTTAGTTGCAGATACAGCAGCAGAAGTCTGCTTGACTGTAACTGTGGTGTTTGTTCCCCATACAGCCTGAAGAGTCTGAAGTGTCTCTGATGTTGCTGTGTCATTAAGGAAGTCAATAGTGATTGAGGATGCCTCAAGACCCTTGACAAACTTATGTCCTGAATCGCCCATTGCTGTTACTTCGAGTTCATCGAAGGAGCGGTTGATTGTTACTGCTGTGACGTGATCAGATAGGTCAACTGAATTGACTGTCAAGACTACGCCATTGTTTAGAAATACTGCCATTTCAGTTATTCCTCATCTTTCTTAGTAGTTGGTTTTGGTGCGGGTGCTGCTGGTGGAACTTGACCGATTTTGATTAGAAAGTCGGCTTGCTCCTTTGTCCAATCGCTCATTCGATTAGCTCCATTCCGTTAGGGTACTGACTGCAATATCGCAAGCCAGCAAATCTCCAGTAGGCAGGTTCAGCACCTTAGGGCTGGACACGCTACCTACGTTAAACACAATGCTTGAGGCATCTAAAAGCTGAAAGACTCTTACTACATCGTCCTCGATACCCGCAAGATTCCCTTGGTTATCGAGAAGGGGCACAAGAATGGTCAAAATAAAGTTAGCAAGCGGGGCAATAGATGTGCGCTCATTGTTGGTCGGCGTAATGTATGGATCAGCAGGGCTGACAATGACGCTGTTAGCAATAGGCGTAGCAGGTGGGAACGAGAACACGCTCCACTTGCTATTGTCAGTTAGTGCAGCCGCTATCGTGCTGCGAAGGGTGGTTATCGCTGGCATCAGCCCACCATTGAGTTAGGGCTTAGGTAAGGTGCAAGTAAGCCACGAACTCGAGCCATGAGCTGGTTAGACATTGTGTAAGGGCTTGGTGCGTAGCCGTCAATAGATACGCCTTGACCTGTTGGCGCTTGACGCGCTTGCCAGATAGCCACGCTAATCATAAGGCTGGCTTCCTGAATAGCAGGGATGGTTGTGTAATCAACGTAAGTATCTGCTGCTACCTGACCATAAGGGTTAATTGGGTGGTAAGCATTATCAACTGTATGGGTTGTCGTTACATCGAAGGATTTGCTGCCTACAGAAAGAATGGTCTTAGTGCCATTGAACTTACTGCCTGACTTTGTAATTACTACTGATTGCCCAACATAAAAAACATTTTCTACGAAATCATTAAAGTAAAGAGTGCCTACTGTGCCGACATTGCTGTGACCTACTGTTGGAGTCGTGTTAGTCCATAGAAAAGGCAGCAAGACATCATCGGCGGCATCTGCAACGGATTGAATTACGCTATCCGTATATAATGTTCCGATTCCAAGTGCGGTTCTCAATTCCGCGACTGTGGTGATGCTCATTGTTATCCTTTCTAAAGACTCAAGGGAGCTGCAAGGGCTCTGGCAGCCCCCTTGAGCGACTTAGGGTATTGCTTATGCCTTGTTGAAGCGGAACGCTCCAGCGCCAGCCTTAGTTGCGATTGCGCCGTATCCGTAGTATCCGACCTCAACCTGACCTGTGCCAACCTTGTCAGCACGAAGCTGTAGGCGTGGTGATTCGTACCATGTGTATGAATCACGGTTCACTACGAGGATTGAGTTATCGCCTTCGCCTGTGATTGTGTAGTCCACATAAAGCTCGAGACCAAGTAGTGAGCCACGAAGTGACTGTGATACTGATCCAGCAGCGTTCTGTGGCTGTGAAGCGATGAATAGAGGGCGGTTTGATGAATCAACCATTCCCATGATGTTCGCCCATTGTGTAGGCGATACGATTACAGACTGCGCAAAGCGAAGTGTGTTTGTGTAGATAGAGTCAGAAGCGCGAGCAATGAAGCCAGCCATTTCTGCGCCATCCCAAGGAAGTGTGATTGCTGTTGCATCTGCTGTACCGCCAGCAGTAATTGCGCTATTGACTGCGTAGTTAGTTGCCTTAGCGTAAGCATCTGCCATAAGTGACTGAAGCTCTGCAAAGAACGCTGGAGAAGTACGATCAAGAACTTCTACATCGAACAACTGCATCCCAGCGTACTTTTTGACTGTTACATCAAGGTACTCAATCTCAACCTGAGTATCTGAGAAGGCTGCCTTCTCTGCTGTCTCTGCGACTGTTGGAACTGCCTTTACGCGAGGAATCTGGAACTTAAATCCAGCGTCTGGAAGTGTGCCTGTTGAAATTGCGTCAATAGACGGACGTCCCGCTGTGGACTTGTTGTTAATGATTTCTGTGAGCTGACGTGTTGGTACAAGACCAGCAACATCTGTTGTGTCTGTATCTGATGCCGCTGCTAGGTACTGACGTGCGTTCTCATCACCAAGTGATGCGCGGATTGAGTTCTCAAGGAACGCAGCAGGTGATGGGTTGATGCGTGGCTTTGTGTAAGCCATCGCTGTTACTGTAGTGCGAGCAGCTTCCACAGCCGCAGCTTCTACTGGTGTTGCTTCAACTGTAGTGGTTTCTTCCACGACTGTCTCGCTTTCTGTAGGTAGGGTTTCTTCGACAGGAGATACTTCTTCTGCCGCGATCTCTAATACTTGAGCAGACTTAAATGCTGGCTCGGTTACTAGAGAAACTTCTTTGAGTTTGGCTGCTGTGACTACTGTGTGTCCAGAGCGCGAAGGCTTTGATGAGATAATCTCTGCGCCGATTGACAAGCCAGAGACAAGCCCCTCTTGCGCTTGGATAAGAGCATCGTTGCCGCCTGTAGAGCGTGAGAGCTTGAAGGTTGCATAAATGCCATCTTCGCGTACCTCTGCTGCTGTCATGCGACCAATAGGCTTTTTAATATCGTGCTGCGATAGCAACTTAATCTTGGTTGGGTCTGATACGTCAATAGAACCAGCCTCGAACACATAAGCGCCAAGGTTAGTGTTACCAACTTCGCCTGTTCCCATTGGCACAATTTTGCCAGAGATTTCGCGGCGTTCTTCGCTGCACTCAATAGAGGCGGCTTCGATGTATAGCATTGTCATTCTGTCTCATTTCCGTTAGGAGATAAATCTTCCATTTCCATTGCCTGTTCAGTTGTAATTAAGCCAAGTGAAAGCATTTTCTCTAATACAAGTAGTCGCTCCATAGGCTCTGTGCGTAGGAATGAATCATCGAGTGCGAACTTGACGTAATGACCAGAAGTGCTGATGTCATCCATAGATAGACGCGATTCAATTGCTGAAACGTAAGGCTGTAAAGTGAAAGCCACCATCTGCTTGCGCTCGTCTTGGACGTTGGCATAAGTCATGGTTGTATTCTGGGAAGCAGATACATAGTAAGGATCAACGGAGCAAAGGCGGGCGCACTCTGTAGCAAGGTTCTGAATCGCCTCGTTGTAGAGCATGTCTTTAGGTGAAAACTGTGTGCCTTGGAACTCTAGGGTGCTAGTGAGGTAAGCCGTTGAGTTATTTTGGCGGCTTCGCTTCCATGCTGCAAGGAGACCAGATACTTCAGAAGGTGGTAGGTCTGCGCCTGTATTCTTTAGGATGCCAGATGCCATTGGTGTAGCTGCTGCAATAGCGGCTGCCTTCTGCACGTCAATCGCTGCCTGAATAGTACGCGCTCCAGTTGCAAGGATACCTTCATCCTTTTGAAATGTAATAAGTGAACCAAGTCCAGACATAGGTACTGGGATTCCGTCAATGTAATACTGGGTGATATAAGTTGTGTATGGATCAGTCTCAAAGCTCACGCGAGTGTTGGCTACCCATTCACACGCAGACATTCTTCCATCTTCTAAATAGGTCTCTGTAATTTTCCAGAACGCCTGACCATACATAAGTAGGCTGTCCAACGTGTAGTACATAGTCTCAAAGCGTGGCTGTGACTTCGATGGCTGCTCAACCCAACGCGGTGGAGCAATATGCTCACCTGTGGACTTCTTGTAATACTCAAGAGGAATGGCGGCGATAGTTCCGCTAATGAGGTCTCTGCATCTTTTGATGGCAGGTACAGAAAGCGCGTTCATGCGGCTTACTGCGGTTGGGTAGTAGTTGTTATACCCATAGAAGGCATCCGCCATAATTTGCGGGGCGGCTTGTGCTTCTAAGATTTGTGGCTTACGCGAAAAGAGACCCATAGAGGGCAATTATACACTACATATAGATTATTCTGTGTATATAGCCGCTACCTGTTGTGGTTTGTAAAGCATGTGGACAACCATGGCGGTAGCAATTGCACCAGAGACATCTCCTGCACTCTTGCGTTTAACAATGCGCCATGCCGAATCGTTTACCTTGGCTGCGCAGTTATTCATCTGCTGAATCCAGTTCTCCTGACCCGCATGAACAAGCCGCTTGGAGTTAAGGCTGTCGTTAAGGTCTCCGCATGCCTGATAGAACGATGCACCAGAGATGTCCTGCACAATCTGTCCAGCGTTAGAGAGCTTGTCCGCAATCGACTGGGCTGTGTACTTGTCGTAGCAGATTTGGCGCGGGCGATACTGGTCAGCCCATGCCTTAATGTCCACCGCAATCTTTAGATCATCAACGCTTACTTGTGACTCCCACGTCTGTAGGATTCCAACTCCGATGCGACCATCTGGGAGTATCTGTCCAGCAACCAGACTTGCATTACGGCGAGACGGAGACACATCAAATGCAAATACTGTATAACCGCCCACAGGAATCGTGAGTGTTGAGTCGCTCGTTTCTTCAAGGATTCCATGAGCCCACGGACTAGCAAGAGAGTCAATCCATTGGCAGAGCAGCTCTGTTCGAGTATTTTCAATAGGACTTGTCGCAACGGCTTCTTCAAGGGATTCCTCACTTATCGTATATGAAAGTGCTGGATTGGCTTGAGCCCAACCAACACGATCTGTAATCTTGCAATATTGGGGAGCCGAATACTCATAATAACCAAAGCTCTTTGGTGGGTTCTCTAGCGCCCTTTCTCTCATGCCATTAAGGACTACCGAGAAAGCGTCTCCTGCATTTGAGGTAAGAAGCGTTTGAGCATTTGGACGCGCTCTAGTTGTAGGGATAGCCGCTCTATATCCTTCTTCGTTAATCTCTCGGAGTTCGTCAATGAAGAGGAAGTCTGCAGTTCTTCCGCGAGAGCCATCTCTAGTTGCCGCAACAACGTCCAGCCTTCTTCCGTCCAGCATCTCAATAGACTCTGTGCCGTTGGCGTACCTGATCTGTTTGACGAAGCCTTTGAGGTGGTCATTGTTCTCCAATACTTGAGCGACTTGTCTAA